TCTTATAAGTGTGTCGTGTAAAGTACGTGTTCTCTGTACTGTGCGAATGCACTAATGACTTGCAAATATTTATTGGCACGTAGTTGCAGTAATATGGGTGTAAATTAAAAAAGGGTGATGTAACACAATCCGTAAATTCATCACATCACCCTATGAGGTTCTCGTATTCTTAGATCTATATATTATTTTCTGCTGTAGATATTATATAAAATCCAAACTGCTACTAATCCGATCAAACCTTGATCTGAAAAGCCTTGCAGTACGCCCTGGACATTTCCTATTACAGAAATGTTTGGCCAGAACGGAATACCTTGACCTTTAAAAAGGACTTCTAAAACAATTCCTAATGCGATTAAACTTACACCGACATCAGCTAATCCTTTAGCCCATCCTTTAATTTGGTTCATGATATCCATTTTTGGACCTCCCCTTCTTGTTTGAGATTCTTGCGAATCGTAAATTTATTTAGGTACCTTTGTCTAAAGTAATCTTACCTTATTTGGTCTGTGGCTGGTACGAAGGTGAAAAAAAATAATTATCTATGCACAAAACTCATTGTAAAGTTGATAATCATAGCGGTTATATTTTTTGTGCCAGTCAAAAAATTCTTGACTTAATTGTTTTCTGTTTGCATATTTTTTGTAATCTTGGTCACTTCTGTTAGTGTTCAATCTAGGTTCTCTGTCAATTTGCAAGATGTCTGCCACTTGATTCCAACTGTCTTCGAAGTTTTCGAGACAAAAAACTTTTTGTATTTTTGTTTGCAGTGCTTGTCTCACAGTATTGTATTTTGTTTCTATGTTAGCGTTTGGTTCATATCTCAAATAATTTTCATACAACCACAGTATCATAAAATTTCCTGCAAGGTTGTGGCAGTGCTCTACAAAAGTTTCACCTTCTATGTCTCCTTTGCCCATGTCATAGTTGTAATGTGATAAGTCTCTGTCCAATGGGTCTCGCAACCAAACGAAATGTGTGCCTGGTGTCCTTATTGTTGAGTTGTGTCCAACAGCATAGTCCAATTTACTGATCTGTTTCTTGTCTGCCCGGTCCTCCAGACGAATTCTCAAAGAACTACCACCTGTTTTTGGTATGTGATGGAAGCAATAATGCATGGATGTATTTAAATTGCATATAGTACCGCCAGAAAAAAAGGTTTACTAGTTGGCCTAATTTGAATTATGCTTTTTTGATTTTATCTAAGATGTCAAAACTAAAAAAGTTTTGGTATTTTTCGTGCAACGGTGACCAGATGTTCTTTAATTTTTCTATTTCAGAGTCTGACCATTGAATAACTTCCGCTATTCCTAATTCTTCTTGCTTACTTTTGTTTGTTCTGATTTCTTCTGCGTCTGCAACTGATTGTGCTCTTTCAGTTCTTGATGCTTTCAGTGCCGCTGTGTAGAAATGATCCTTGTCTTCAGTGCTTAATGAGTTCATGAAGTCGTCATTTAATAAAATAGCAGTTAGGTACATTGAGTGTTTTGTGTCTGCTACGTATTTCTGTGCTTCTGTGCAGTCTGCAACGTATCTAGGATATGTAGTTTGTCTCATCTCACTCTTAACCTCAGGTTTGTGTAGGTTTGTTACCTTTTCAGCCTTGACTAAATCTATCATGTTTGATAAAATTGGGTTTGTTTCTCTATGAAACGTTTTACCTGCAAAATCTTCAACATTTCTTATTGGAGTAGTTGATGCAGTACATCTGTATCCTCCAGAATAGGTGTATGCCAACCCATGCACGTTTGCTTTTTCATGTAGATGAGCAAACAACTGTTTTCCAATGTCGCCTTCAAACACTCTAGCCGCATGTTCGTGGCTCTTGAATAGATAAGGCATCGACAATGCATAAAAGTCAGTTGCTTCAAACCCACCAATTATGTCTGAGTATATCTGGCTGACTTGAACTCTGCCTTCTTTTAATTCTGTGAAAGGATCGCAAACAACACCGTCAAGATACTTGTCTTGATAATCAGATAATGTAAGTATTTCAATCTCGTACTTGTCATTTGTTAATTTATCTAGGTGTTTTTGAAAGTCTTCGGCTGTTCTAATGAATAATTCTACTGGTTCATGGAACAATAACCATTTAATTTTGTGTTTTGCCATCTGTTTTGATCCTTTTGTTTTAAAGTGTTTTACCACTACGATTATTTACCACTTCCAAAGTGCTTTCTAACTCTTTATTACCTATTAGGTTGAAATAAAAGAAGTCTGCACCCATGCCAAACATACTTGCACCCAGCATAAACCCTTCTTCATTAGCTACTCCACCGCCTATTGCCGCCTGACTGCCGCTCAAAGCAGTAACATCCTCTATTGCCCATGGGTTGATTGAATCTCTAGTCTTATATAATTTTTGTATAATCTTTCTCTGTGTGCCACCCGACTGCATGAGCTGTTTTATAGCTCGCCTGTTAGCTAAAAGGTGCTTCCATTTGTCCGATAGTGGTTGTTCCCAAAAACCTAATTGACTACAGTCATGCAGTGCTTGTTGATACGTCCATTGCCGTGTGAGAACTTCTAAGTCCTGTGTTTTGCTCTTTGATTCTTTTAAATTACTGATGTATGTCTGTGATGTGTCATTAATTGTTGTAAATCTAGGAAAGTAAGCCTTCACTATATGGTGAAAAAATTTTTCATCTGTGCTACCAATCACAATGATCTCGTCAAGTCTGTGAGAATCTAGCAGGCTATCTAGATATTCAAAGTATTGCAGTGTTGGTTTCTGAGCTATTCTGATTTTTGGAACGATTAGCACTGTTTTGTTTTTCAAATATTGCGAAAAATTTATATCTTTTAGCTTATCATCTTCGAAAATCTGTACAGTGAAGTTGAACATCAACGTATTTAAATGGCAGATAGTGCCGTCACAAAAAAAGGCGACATAAAGCCGCCTTTCTTTGAAAATAAAATAAGCCTTGGCTTACTTGAATTTTAAGTTTCCTGATGTTACCGCTACTAATCCAACGTAGTCAGCCGCGTTACCAAGTGATGATGCAGTGTTTGTTAACTCTACATAACCGTATCTTGTTAAGAAGCCTACTACTGGTTCGAAAGTAGATGGATCTAACACAACACCTGAAGACATTAAAGGAATGTAAGGACAATAGAACGCTGGAGCGTCTGCCTCACTTGCACCTTTGTAACCTACAAGTACTGATGTACCATCTGAAGCGTAAGCGTCAACGTATACTCTCATAGCACCATTTAATGTACCAACAAATTTAGTGTTAGTAGGAGCTTCGAAAGAACCTTCTGTTGATCTTGCAAACGCTGAAGTTGTAGCTGATTGAAGAACTGTTAAAGCTGTTGGAGATACTACTGCGTAGTTTCCAGCGCCTCTTCTTGTTCTTGTTGCGATTTGGTTAGCAACTCTGTTGATTAACACAGCCAATGCCGCGTGTTCATCACCAACGAATGTTGCAGTACCTGACACAGCTGATTGGTCAAAAGTCTCAGAAGCTGTTCCAGCCAATGTTCTTAATGATCCAATGATCTCTTGGTCGATCTCAGCAGTAATCTCTTGGGCTAATGCCGCCATGATTTCTGCTTCTACATCGATACCTTGTTGTGCCTGAGCATCTTGAGCCGCTTCAAAAGTCCATCTTGCTGATAGTTTTCTTGATTTAGCTTCAACCGGTTGTTTTAAGATCTGAATTGATAATCTCTTACCAGGCGTACCCTCTAAAGAGGCAGTTGATGCACCTTTTGGAGTAGTGTTGTTCTGGTTACCAGCGTATGCTTTCGCAATTTTGAATGGAGATAATGCTTCTTCACCTGCTGTCGTGTTTGACGCAACTGTGTCTGCATATCTTATTCTTAGTGTGTGGATTTGTCCTACAGGACCAGTCATTGGTTGTACACCTACGATCTCGTTAGCGATCACAGTTGGCATAACCCTTCTGATTACTGGAAGAATAACCCTGTTTAACGTAGCAACGTTACCTGCAGATGTGGCACCAGCTGTTGATTGCTCTGCCAAGTATCTTTTCGTGTTTTCTAACACGACATCCATAGTTTTTTTCTTGTTGCCTGCTAAACCTTCGGTTAGAGCGGCTTTAGTTTCGCCCCATTTTGATTCAAATATATCTGACATTTGTATCTTTCCTCTGTTTTAGTTGTTATATACCCGCTAATTTACGGATATTTGTTAAGTCAGCATCTTCCCTTTGTGCTCTGTCACCAGCCGCTTCAGAAATAACCTGCTTCTGTTCAGCTACTGGTTTATCAGCCATCACGTGTGGTAGATACTTGTCGAATGAACTTTGAAGTTTCGCTGTTTGAACTGATTCTAACAGTTGACTCATTACTTCACTCTTTTCTTTGCCCAATGGTTTGAGCATCTCAGCCATCTTTTCCTTACGTTCCATCAAGTCAGCTTGTCTTTTGGACTCAGCTTCTTTCGACTCAATCACCGCTTGTTTTTCTTCGACAGCTTTCTCGGCGTCTTTTAATTTAAGTGCAGTTTCATCCACAACTTTCATCAGCTTCGCAGTCTCAGATTTCTCATTTAAGTAAGAATTCTGGTACTCTGAAGCAAACGCTTCGAATATTTTCTTACCAAAGTTGACTTCTCTTGCCATTGAAATGTCTTCCTTCAGAGATTTTAGCTCTTCAGCAAGTTTTTTGTTAACAGCATTTTCTACAACTTTAGCAGATCTTGTTATGAAAGCCTCTTTCATCTTAGCCATTTGTTTTTTGGCCTCGGCTACTAGTTTAACTTTCGTTTCCACAACGCCTTTTTTGTCTTCATGGAATTCTTTAATTTCTTTTGCAAGAGCGTTTACTACGAACTCTTCCATTTTCTTAAAGTTTTCATGAACACCTTTTCTGTCGCCGTGTAGTTCTTTTAACTCTTCTGACAATTTAGTTAGAATAAATGATTCTAATTTAGCAGAATGTTTGCCTACGTTTTCTTTGTAAGCGATTTTTTCTTGTGCAAGTGCTTTTCTATCTTCAACGAATTTTGTGATCTCTTCAGATAACTTCTCGTTCATCATAGAATCAATAGCTTCGATCATGTTTGCTTTGTCGTGTTCGTATCTTTTCGCAAACTCTTCTCTCAACTCTGCACCTACTTGTTCTTTGTTTTCCTTGATTTTTGAATCCCAAGCCTCTTGGATGCTTTTTTGCACATCTTCTGATATTGCTCCTGATTCAACAAGTTTTGATATTGCATCAATCATTATTTTAGGTCCTTTATTATGTTTGTTAAAGCTTCTCTAAGAAACTTCTGTGCTTTTGGGTCATTTCTAACTTCAGCCGCCAAACCTTTTGCCATGTTACCACCCTTTGTGTTCATTAGGTGTTCGTAAATTGGCGTAGGATAAGCACCTGGTGCCGAAGGTTGGGCCACAACATCTACTGTGATGATCTCAAAGTCTGAAACTTCACCGCTTCCGTACTCGGAAATGTTACCACTTCCTCTACTTGAAACGCCTAGTTTCACACCTGATTCCAACATAGTCTTGACAAGTTGGCCCATCGGTGTTGGCAAAATTTTCATTTTGCCGTATCCATTTGGTCCGTCCATCCACATTTCTGTAATCATGTGAGACACACGGTCCAAATTAATTTTTAAATCGTCTGGATGATCTACTTCACCTAACACTGAGTATCCTGAACTAATCTGATCGTTCAGTGTTTTCGTTGCCTTAGCAATTTCCTGCACTGGATACACTCTCTGATTAGCGTTTTTGATCCCACCTTGAATACAGATGCCTTTCATGTACAAATCTTTGCCGTCATTCTCGTGCAAAACCTGTACTCTGGCCTGATCAAATGTTAGATTCTCTCTTAGGTATAGTGATGACATCCTTCGATCTCCTTGTTAATCAACAATGTAGCAATTACTTGCCAGAGATTGGTGATTTTGCAGATTTTTCAGAACCGTCAGCAGTAGCTGGTTTTACTTCTTTTTTCATTGAAGTTCCTTTTGCTTTACCTGGTGTGTTCTCAAAGTCGCCAGCCATTTTCTTTGCAGAAACACTGCTGTTTCCACTGTCAGCTTGACCTTGGTTTAAGTTAGAACCGCTCGCGCCTGTCTTAACTTTTGAACCACCTACAACTGGTGTAGCACCTTTTGCCGATTTGTCTGAGTGATCTGAATGGTCAGCTTTTACTGGGTTTTTGTACTCAGACATTTTTTTCTTGTCTTTGTGCATAGCCTCTTTTTTCATGTCTTCTTTATCAGACATTTTTTTGCCTTCCATTCCTACTTCTGGAGTTAACTCTGGTGCAACTTCTAAAGACTCGTCTTCTTTTTCTTCATCGCCGTCTTTTTTATCGCCCATCATTGCTTCGAATTCTGCTTTTAATTCATCTAAAGCGTCTTCTAAGTCAACAACTCTGTCTTCCATATCTTCTTCGCCTTTGTCGCCATCCATGTCTTTATCCATGTCCATGTCTTTATCCATGTCCATATCCATTTCTTTAGCGCCTTCTTCGTCAGCTGATATGTCTTTAACCAATTCGTCAGTTGCGTCTCCGCCTACTTCTTCAATTGATTCTTCTTCAGTTGTTTCTGATTCCGTTGCTTCGTCTTCGATTTCTACAACTTCGTCAACTTGTTCGTCTTTAGCTTCGTCTGAAGTTTCTTTTACTTCTTCATCTTTAGCTTCGTCTGTAGTTTCTTCTACTTTTTCTTCAGCAGTTTCTTCTACTTTTTCGTCTTTAGATGTTTCAGTTTCTGTAACTTCATCTTCTTTTTTCATTTTCTTGTCATGCATCGCTTCAGCAGTAACTTCTTCGTCTGCTAGATTTTCGTAGATATCTCTTGATTTTTCTACAACGATTTCATGGAATAAAGCTTCTGCTTTATCGTTTTCTTCGTTTATTAGCAATTCTAATAACGATTCAAATTTATTGTTTGACATTTTACACGTGCTCCTTGTTTTATAGTCGATTTGTACTTATAAGTGTTTGTATTTACTGCAAAGGCGTAAAAAAGGTGCTGTAATTGGTGCCAAAAGGCGTATTTTTTACTATTTTTTGATATGTAAGTTGAATTTTGCTAAAAATTCTTCTGTGCTTGGATGATCTATGTTACCTTTGGTGAATTTGCCTTGGAGGTCTTTGGGTTTGAAGCCGGCTGATCCGGTTACTCTGTGGAATTGCACGTCAGGAAAGTCCTGTACACAACGTTTTGTCTGGTTTAGCCAGTTGCCATGGAATGTTGCCTGCTCGTTACTTTTCTTATAATTTCTTGTGTCCTTGAAAATGTTGTTGAAACGGAATCCTTGATTCTTACCGTCTGCTTTATGTCCTTGATAGTCAAAGCCTAGTATGTATATCTCCTTGAATCCGTGGTCCAGGGCCATTCTCAACGCTGTTGGTCCACTCGACCAGCCCAGGCTTGGCTTGAACCAGTTGCAGTGATTTAGTATTTTGTCGTTCTTGGCGTACTGGGCATTGTAGTTTGAATACACTTTATTGTGTAACATATAATCTGACTCTGCTATCTCGAATAACATCTTAGGGTCGACCGCAACCAAGAAGTGGGGTTGGTGTGTTCTGTACACACCATTACATGCAAACACTGTGCCTCTGTCCTTAAGGTCATTGATATCGATGCCCTTACGTGATTCACCGTTGCCTAGTACGAACGCTATAGATGACATTATAACTCTAAATTATCGTCTTGTGCAGGTTGTCCATACATTTTCTGGACGAAAACTGCTTCTTCCTTTTGCTGTGCATCGTGGGCCTCAGATGCAAGTCTCATAGAGTTGATTTGTTTGAGTGTCAAACGTGTTTTTCTTGTGTCTTCAGAATCTAAAATTGAAATATCGTGCTCTGGTTCGTAAGTTTTGTCTTGTTCGAACCCGTCTGCGCCATAAGTGAAAAATTCATTCAGTTTCATATCCGTATTTAACCTTATGCAGGTGTACCTCCGCCTGTGCCTCCTGGCGTTTGTCCGCCACCTGGGGTCTGTCCTGGTTGTCCTGGTTGTGGTGATCCTGGTTCTGGTGCCTCCGGATCTGCTGTAGGTTCTTCAAACTGATCTAGATCGCTTGTAATACCTGACTGTGTAACACCACCGGATCGTAGTTGTGCGTTTTTAGTCTGTTTCTTTTGAGGAATGTTGTTTTCTTCAGCCCAAAGTTCGGCGTTTCTTGACATTTCTTCTTCACTTAATCCTAGATATCTCTTCAGTGCGAATCTCTTACTCATGTAAGGCAGTTCTGCAACTGCTGTGAACGTGTTTACCCTGCTTTGGTCCATTTCAGTCTGTCTGTACTGTGCAAAGTTCTGTGGTGGATTAAGTTTTATCTCGAACATTTGATTGTCTATGTTGTAACCTTTGCCTTTGATCCATAATTTGAATTCTTCGTCAAAAGTTTCCGCCAACATTGATTGTAATCTCGCACAATATTTGTTGAATCTTAATTCTTGTATGTAGGCAGTACCAACCCTACCGTCATTGTATTGTTGTCCACCGTCTTCTGCACCTGTTGGTAGATATGAACTTGGTATCCTCAAACCTCTGAACAGTTTGTTTGTGAAGAATCTTAAGTCATCTATCTCTCCAAGGTTCGTACCACCTGGAAGTGTGTCAACTTTAGATCCTCTACCTTCTGCCGTCTGTGGGAAGAAGTAATCTTCATTGATTGACATTGGGTTGTATGTTGCATCAATAAAGTTTGCACCACCTGATGCACTTGGAATTCTTCTCTGGTTGATCTCATTTTTCACTCTCTCAACGAACTGCATAGCCAAGTGTGTAGGCATGTTACCCACGTCAATGTAGAATACTCTTCTTTCAGGTGCTCTCTGTACCCTGTAAATTATGATTGCGTCTTCCAGTAATTCTTTCTGCTTGTAAACTTTGAACACCTGTTCTAAAACAGACTGTCCAAATGGGAATAGGTTGTCTAAACCGTCCGACATACTCATGTGTACAACATGTTCTGCGTTGATGTTGTACGCATTCATCGTCTTGTAAAATCTGCCACCTGACATTCCGCCTGCAAAGCCTGACATGTTGTTTGTCGCACCTGCGTTTGCATAACTTGAACCGTATGCCGCTGTACCACCACCTGTTGTTCCACCGCCGCCGTAAGTTTGGTTTGGTGTAATCTGTGTTGCACTCAATCTCTGTAGGTTTGGATTGATGTCTCTGATCACATACTGTTCAGGTTTCTTTCCCTCGGATTCGTTTACAACTATTCTGTCAACTTTTGCGTTGTCTATGTAAAGCCATTTGTGTGTTTCAGGATCCCTCACAAAGAAACAGTCTCCGTATTTCAGTGCGTTCCTGAAGATCCTAAAAATTCTTTTGTTAAATTTGTTTGATTTTGTCCACTGCTGGAGTGCTTTCTTTAAAAGTTTTACTTCATGTTCAGTGGTCTCGTCCTTGAACACAAGATCGAAAGGAGTTTCATTTTCTGTGTTCTTCTGTGTTGAAAATTCTGCCAAGATATCCAGTGCCGCATTTATTTCACTGTCTGAATCCATCTGGTCATACTGGAAGTATCTCTGTATTCTGTTTGGGTGTCCAGTGTACACATCCGGCAAGTAAGAACTGTAGTTCCTCTTTGCGAAGTTTGGTACTTTTTCACCCGATATCGGCGAAAGGTTAGCGTCTTTAAAATATTTTTTCCAAGCCATGCTTTATATTACACTTTTTTTATACATTTAGCAACCTAAACAAGTCCGACCTGATTACGATCTTTTCTAGCTGATGTTTCAACTGCTTTCAAGGCCCTGCTTTCAACTGCTACAAGCGTATTTACGCCATTTACCATACTTGTTAAGGTCTTGTTGGCGCTGTTTAATTCAGTGACCATTGAGGCCATTTTTGTTTCTAAAGCAGTGGTATCAAATGTTTCCTTAAGATCTTGGTTAGCAGTCACGGTTCCTGTAGTACCGGAAGTAACCATTTCTGGTCCAGACTCACCTACGAGGTAAGTTTTTCCACCATCCATGGCTCCACCAAATTGTCTCTCGCCTGATGCGGCAAAAAGTGCTGACGCTCCGCCGAGTGCTCCTCCAACAGCGGCACCGACTGCTGTTCCTATTACAGGAATTACTGATCCTACGACTGCACCAGTTAGTGCACCTCCGATTGCCGCCTGTCCAACACCGAATGCTTTCTCACCGGCGGTCTCGGCATTACTTGCCTGTGCAACTCCACCTGCGGCGATGCCTAATCCTGCCAGTCCGCCCACGCCTTTGGCGGCTATACCTCC